GGATTAGATGAGGCACAGCGCAGAAAGACAGAGAAAGTACCAGTACGCAACGTGCTCATCACTATGCCACCGCGTCACGGCAAATCAACCTACGGCTCTGTAATATTTCCTACATACTTCATGGCGAAGAAACCTAATCGCTTCATCATGTCCACGTCCTACAACAGCCAACTCGCTACAGACTTCGGGCGACAAGTGCGAGACCTAGCTAAAGAGCCACAGGTCGAGCAAGTATTCCCCGATTTTGAAATGTCCCAGGATAGTCGTGCGGTTGACCAGTGGCGTACCACGTGCGGCGGAGCCGCGTACTTTATAGGTGTCGGAGGTACGACCAGTGGTCGAGCCGCGAACCTACTACTACTCGATGACCCACTCAAATCAAGGGAGGACGCGGAAAGTGCGACACAAAGAAACAAAATCTGGAATTACTATGTATCCGCTTTATCCACGCGTCTCCAGCCCGACATCGACAATATACCCCCTGCCCAAATCGTCATCCTCACACGATGGCATCCTGATGACCCTGCTGGGAGACTTATGGAAACCGACGACTGGAAGGAGGGTAGATGGCTTCATATCAACTTCCCTGCCATTGAAGAAGTCCCCGTTCGTGGAGAACAAGGCAAGGTTTCTCGAACTACTCTTGATCCTAGCGATCCTGACTTCCTCGCCCCGAACGAGGCATCGAAGATCAGCCCAAGCAAACGATACGTCAGGAAAGTTAAAAAGAAAGCCCTCTGGCCTGAGAGGTTCCCCATCGCAGACCTCGAGCGACGACAGCGCCTCAACCCCAGAGAGTTCGCATCCCTCTACCAGCAAACACCGTACATCGAAGGCGGAAACCTAATACGCACCCACTGGTGGCAGAACTACCCTACCGACATGAAGCCAGAAAAGTTTGTCTCTCTAATCATTGCAGCCGACACAGCCTTCAAAGCAAAACAAGACAGTGACTATTCTGTGATGGTCGTCATGGGTCTCGACAGCACAGGCGACATATACATAGTAGACCTAATACGTGATCGGTTTGAGTTCCCCGAACTAAAACGTCGTATGATATCACTAAACAACCTATGGCGTGGTCGTGGTCTAAGAGGTATCTACATCGAGGACAAAGCCTCTGGTCAGTCGCTTATACAGGAACTCAAACGTGAGAGTGGTGTGTCCGTTATTCCGTACAAGGTCTCAACGGATAAAGTAACAAGGCTCTCTGCCGTACTGCCTCTAATAGAAGGTGGACGCGTATTCTTACCAGAGCAAGCTCTATGGCTAGACAACTTCTATGACGAGTGTCAATCGTTCCCGTCTGGCACACACGATGACCAGATAGACGCCCTCTCTATTGGCCTCGATGTGCTCGCAAGAACACCAGCCACAGGTGAATATTACAAGCCGCCGTCGTTCCTTCCCGACAAGTCTGACACCTTCTTTCAGCAGAAGTCTGATCTAACATCAGGTGGATGGCGAGGATGGGGAGAATAGGGACGACTAACCCTTCTCAAACAGCGTAAATAGTACCCATGACGTTGACAACTACACACTATCGCGCAGAGTATGTACCAGACAATGACGGTATCGTGGTCGATCTTTCGACACACGCTGACGCTCTTATGAAGTATGAAGATATTTCTTCTGCCCTAGACGCAGAACAAGAGCAACGTATTGTTGATTATGTAAAGAGCGCAATGCAAATGTCGTATGACCGCATATCGCGTCGATACGATCATTGGACACAGGCAGACAGAGCACACGATGTATATGTCCGCCCAGATGCAACATCATTCCGCGAAAAGGCCGTGATCGCGGACACAAGAGCTATAGCCGATACCGTACTCACGTATCTAATGGCAGCCCTTACAGGCCGTAACCCTATGTTCCAACTGGAAGGCTTGAATAGAAAATCTCGTAAATCTTCGGCTATCATCGAACGCTTACTGCACCAGCAGATGCGTCGTACAGCAGGGGAGGCTCGACTTGCCCAACACCTTTTGGACTGTATTCGGTACGGATACGCACCCACGAAAGTTACGTGGGATGCTGCGAGCCGAACAAACGAAATCACAAACTTCGACCCGAGACGCGTATTCCACGACCCCAGAGTACAATGGGGAGATTGGGAAAAGATGCAGTACATCATCTTCTCCGATTACGCTTCCTTCGATGCCTTGGTACAAACAGGACAATATCCTAAACTTTCCCAATACCCAGCCCTCAGAAACCGCCTCACACCTCCTGCTGGTGGGTGGGACGGACATAGATGGCATCAAGAAGCAGGACGAGGACTAAGCATAGACCCTGCCGAGCGCAACCGACGCGAGAGTGGCGGCACATTCTTTACTCTTGGAGACAGCCGAGTAGTAGATGAGTGTTGGATACGGCTTGCAGGGGACGAAGTAAACTTGCCGCAGCTCGATCACCTGTGGATGTGCATAACAATACTGGACGAAAACGTAGTTATTAAGCGCCAGTTAAACCCATATGGTCGGCAGTTCCCTGTCACCATTGGCGGTTTGTACCACGATACACATAAAACATATTCGCAATCTCTGTATGACCTGCTCCTACCCCTACATGATATTGCGACTTGGTTGTTACGTTCACGTATCGACAACGTACAAGCCGCCCTTTCTAACCTTATTTTTGTAGACCCAACGCAGATTGCGATAGGCGACCTTATTGACAGAAACCCACACGGCTTAGTCCGTACCATGCCTGGAGCAGATGTCGGCAAGGGCTTATTTATAGCCCAAGTTCCAGATGTCACCAAAGGCCACTGGAAGGATATCGAAGCTATGTCTGGCCTTAAGCAGCGCCTTTCCGCCGCGTCTGATGCTCAACAGGGTATGCCTACGGCGGACGGGATAAGAACAGCCACAGAAATACAACGACTGACGCAGCTTGGCTCTCAACGGTTGGGCGTCTTATCCCGAGTAATATCAGCCACCTCAGTACGACCAATGGTACGAATGATGGTTGCGAACATCCAAGACTTCTTCGACCCAGAAGGATCTATCCGTATCACAGAGAACGATAGCGCAGGCGTAGTAGCTGATAAAGTTAAAGACGGATACCTAGACTTTAACTTACCCGAGATACAAGGCAACATTGACTACCTCGTAGTAGACGGAACGCTGCCACTAGAACCTACCAGAAATGCAGAAACATGGATCAACATGCTCAAAATTCTAAACGAAACGGGCATGGCAATGGAATACAACGCAGGAAAGGTCGTCGAAGAAGCTATACGCAGCATGGGCGTATCAGACTTAGACCAGTTTAAAATTTCCAAAGAGCAATCACAGGAAGGCATGACGCCTTCGCAGCAGATGATGATGCTCGAAAAAATGCGTGGTGCTTCTGTCCAGCCACAGGGAAACATCGAAGACGAAGTTAAGAAGGGCAATTTAGTCCCAATGAAGGAGGGTCGCAATGAACCCAAACAGTAAACTTTGGGAGACAAGTGTTGACAGTATTATAAGAGAATACGTCAACGCACGCCTAGCAGAAGAATTAAAACCAATACGGGACGACATAGCAGCCCTTCGTGGTGCAATATCAGCAACAAGAGAAAGCCTGCAACGTGACATGGGGAATGTATCTGGTCGTATGACAAACGCAGAAGACTTGTTGAACATGTCCACTAAGCGCGTAGCGGATCTGGCGAAGCTCGCAAAAGAAAAGGAAATATAAATGGCACGCACACGCGTACCCTCCGAACAGTTAAACTTCCGTTCAGCCGCAACGGGTACGCATTTACTTGATACGTACCTTGAAGATGCGGAAATGGGTGGGCTTACGCTCGCTCAACTAATGAACAAATTGTTTAACGCTTCAACTGGTGCGATAGATGCGTTTACATTTACATACGACAATACTGCTGGTGCGGAAAAGATGTTCCTCAAGATTGGGGAAGATGGTGCAACCAATGAGATAGCAGACTTCACACAACTGTTTTCTGACTTAAACGCTTTCAAAGCTACCGCACTAGCTGACATGGAAGTAAAAAGAGCTGATGCAGAGCAAAGTGCAAATGAAGCACTTGCTTCTGAAACCGACGCAGAGGCAGCACAAGTAGCAGCCGAAGCAGCGCAGGCCGCATCAGAAGCAGCACGCGATCTTTCTCAAACCTACGCAAACCAAGCGTTCCAAACCACACCAACCGTAATCCAGCAGGGAATTATTATATCCCAGCTATACGGCGGCCTATTCAACGGGAGTACCCTAGATGCCTAATATATCAGTAGCAGACCAACAGTCTTTAGCAGACGAGCTATCTTCAAGGCTACAGGCTTTAAACGCATCCACACCAAATGCTGATTTAGTTTATCTAACTCGCATGATCGAGATTTTTAACGGCAACGCGAACCTTAGTGCCGTATCAGCCGAAGGTACAACACAGATTAACGCTGTTGTTGCCCAAGGTAATACTGAAGTCAGCGAGCTTCAGACAGAAGGTTCAACCCAAATCGCTGCTGTGCAAGCAGCATCGGCAACAGAGCAAGCGGCTCTCGGTGGACTACAGACGAGCATCACATCAGCGTTGAACGCTTTTCAGATGTCTCCGTCGAAAGTCTTTTTCCTATCACAAAGTTAAGAGGATAATATGGCAAACGGTT